GTCTGCAAACACCTGGCAGCCAGCTGACCACCTGCCCACCTCTGTGCTGCCTCCAGCTCTGCTGCTGGCTCTGTGGATATTGATTCCATAGTACCCCTCAGTGCCAAACTGCTCACGGTCCACATCAATGGTGGCATTGCAGTCGGCATCTCTCCACACCCTCACAGCTGCCCCTGTTTGCACCAGGGCTGGGTATCTGCCTCTGTGCCTGCCCAGCTGGTGGCTGCCCCTGTACTGTCCAGCACAGAGCACTGCAGTGCCCTCCAGCCTGCCAGGGTTCTTTCTCCAGTACACTCCTGGGTCAGTGGTGACGGCCCAGGTGCGTGTGCACCAGCCCAGCTCATCCCTGTACACCACACACATCCTGTCATTGAAAGTGCCAGCTGACAGGTCTGAGCTGCGCATGCCAACAATGTTGAGATTGTAGAGCCCACGGGTGAACACAGCATGGCCATGGCTGGCCACCAGCTGCAGCACCAGGGGCAGGGTGTCAGTCATTTACAGTCTGCATTGGTGGCCACACAGATGGCTGACTGGGTGACCATGATATTCCGTATGTCCTTGCTCACCTCATCCTGTTTGGTCTCCAGCTTGGTGACTCTCTCACCCAGGTTGGTCACACTCATCCACCCACCACCTGCCAAAAACACCACTGTGATGCCCCAGGCCAATAGTTTCGGTTCCACTTTGCTTGTCATTTTATCCCCCATTGATTGGTGGCTGCATAAGTGCCACCGCTGACGATAGCCACCACAGCCAGCATCTCAAGTCTGCCCAGCCACCTCTGTGTGCCTGGTCTCTCAATCCAAGGCTGGGGCTGTAGCTCCAGCTGGGCCTTTGCTTTGTACCAGTCCCGCTCCAGCTGCAGCCTCATCAGCTGGCTGGCATGCAGCTCATCAGCTGCTGTGCTGTATCTCTCAATGGCCAGCAGGTATGTCAGTGAGCTGGTGGGCTCTGCCACAGCTGAGCACTTGAGCACCCCATCAGCCAGCAGCTCAGCTGGCACAGGCTGGCCCAGCACCAGGGCAGTGGACTGGGTGCACTCATCAACGGATATGACAGGCTGGGGTGGCCTGTCTAATGGTGCCCCAGCCCAGGACAGCCCCATCATGCACAACCACATCACCTCTGCCCCCGTGCAGCATCTGCTGCACTGGCTATGGCCTCAGCTGGGTTGTCACTTTGGTGGTCATCCCACAGGTCAGCAATGTCTGCCTGTGCTGCTGCAGCTGTTTGCACCTCCTCAGCCAGCACCTGTGTGGGTACTGGTGGAGCTGGTGCCTGGTGTGCCTTGGTTTTGAGCTGTCGCAAGTATCCCAGCAGGGCAGCCACAGCTGCCACCAGGAGGGCCACAAGCCAGCCAGCCATCTCAGCCATCAGCTGGCTCAATAGCCTTGGCGCTTGCATAGTCCACAGCACCCTGGCTGAATAGATAGCTGATGATGATGGCACTGCCTGCCTGGATAGCTTCCCACAGGTCCACCTGCTCACTCAGATAGCTGCAGACCACAGGCATTAAAGCCCCTAAAAATGCAGCCCAAAACTTGCGGCTGTTCAGCTTGCTTTTGATGTTGTCCATGACTCTCTCCAGGTTTGTTTTTAGACAGGCAGGTACACATTTGTGGTGATGCCTTCAATCTTTCTGTTTCCACTGACAGCAATACCCTCTGCTATTTTGGACCAGCTGAGGCCATTGTCAGTGCTTTTGCAGATGTCTCCACCATCAGGGCCAGTGGTGCCACCATCTGAGCCTGCCCAGAAGTTACCTGAGCCATCTGTGCAAATGCAGTTGAGGTTGCCCTCATCAGGCAGTGCCTGCCTGGTGCCTTGGATTGTGATGGTTTTGCCACTCACATCAGCTGCCAAGCTGTTGCCTGTATCAATGCAGACCACCCTGCCAGCTCCTGCTGCCATTCTTTTTGTGAGGTTTGCAGACAGGCTGGCATTGGATGAGCCCACCAGGGCCACAGCTGTGCCCCAGTCTGTGGTATCAGCTGCAGCTGCAGTGATGAGCTTGGCACCACTGGCCAGATACAGGCAGACCAGTGTGTCATTTGTATAGGCCAGGTCCCATATGGTGGCACCACTGATGGTGCTGTCAAGGTCCCAGCTGCTGGCATTGTCTGTGCTTTTGTAGATTTTTCCTTTGATGCCAAACCACCAGGTGCCTGTTCCATTTGAGGTCAGTGCATAGATGCCACTGGTGTATACGCTGCCAATATCTGTGAGGCCACTAATGTCTATGGCTGCCCAGCTGGTGCCATTGGTTGACCTGTAAATGTATTGGTTAGAGCTGGTGAGCAGGCCAGCTGTGACCCACACATTGTTCCCCCACAGCACAGTCCTCTGCTTAAGGTTGCCCACTGGCTGATTTGATGCACCCAGGTTGATTTCAGACCACCTGGTGCCATCGGTTATGTCAGCATCATCATCGTGGATTATCTCAGGGTTATTGCCGTTGACCACAGCCACATAGAACTCAGCACCACTGCCATCCTTGCCAGCTGCAATGTCTGTAATGTCCCAGCTGTCACCACTTGCCCCTGCTTCGTATGTGTTGTTTTCCCAGGTAGCCACAGCAGCCTCATCAGCAATGTTGACCCAGCTGACATAGGCGTCATCCATGCTGGCCACCAAACGTGAAGCACCACTGGATGGGGTTGTGCATCCATCCACCTTGACCACTGAGCTGGCTGTGATGCCATCTATCTTGACGATATTGGCAGCAGCCACCCCCTGCACTTTTACAAAGTCAGCCACCTACAGCTCCAGCCAGGTGTTGTCTGGTGCAAAGTAGATGACTGCACTGGTGGCACAGGCAAAACCAATGCACCGCACAAAGTCACCACTGGCACTGGGCCTGGTGAATGTCATCTGTCCAGCTGTGAGGCTCACATAGGCTGGGTCTCCTTGGTCCCAGGTGCCATCTACAAAGCTGGCATTGTCCACAAAGCCTCTGATGAGCATGCCATTGGTGGCTGCATCATTGGCATTGCCATTCCCATCACCACCACATGCCACTGTCAGCAGTGATGCTGTGGAGACCTCTGCATCAGCATCAGCCAGGACCCATGCACCATTTGTGTCTAAATAGTAGAGCTTGCCCTTGACCGTTTGACCGGTCCCAAAAAATACCTTGTCACCCACTGCCTCATTGTCAGCCAGGTTGCTTATGCCACCATAGTTGAAGGTGGGGCCAAAAGTTCCAAATGATGCAATGGGTGTTGCACTGTGTGCATTGGTGCCAGAGCTGGTGGGAATGCCAGCTGTGATGACCACCTCACCTGGAGCTCCAGTACCTGTGCCCAGGCCAGCCCCTATGGTGAGCTGTCTGCCAGCTGTGTTGGTGCCACTGGTGGTGGTCACTGTGCATGTGGCATTTTGACCACTGCCAAAAGCCAGGTCACCACCTGTGGCAGTTATGTCTCCAGCAGTCAGGTTGCCTGTGGTTGTGATGGTGCTGCTGCCATTGTCAATGGTCCCGAAGTTGGCAGTGATTGTGCCACTGTCCAGAGCACCTGAGCCAGTGATGCTGGCCTGGTGCTGGGTCACATTGCTGGCTGCTATGCGTGCATCAGCCATGGTGCCACTGGTGATTTTGCTGGTGGGCAGTGCAGCCACATAGTCATTTGCCAGTGCTGTTCCTTGCCAGGTCCCAGTTCCAATGGTTCCCACAGTGGCAATAGATGAGTGACCAGCCACTGGGCTTTTGCCATCCAGCTGGGTCTGCACTGAGCTGGTGACCCCATCCACATAGTTCAGCTCAGCTGTGCTGAGGCTGGCACCGTCAAGGATGGCCACCTCAACTGAGGTGAGTGCAGCCAGTGCTGCAGCTCCTCCAGTTTGACAGGATGACAGTGCAGTGAGGTCAGCAGCAGATGCCTGCTTTGCAGCCAGCTGTGTCTGTATCGCACTCGTCACACCATCCACATAGTTCAGCTCTGTAGTGCTGAGGGTGGCACCGTCAAGGATGGCCACCTCAGTGGAGGTGAGCAGAGCGAAGGCTGCAGCTGCACCAGACTCACAGGAGCTGAGGGCAGTGAGGTCAGCATCTGCTGCCTGCTTTGCATCCAGCTGGGTCTGGATGGAGCTGGTGACCCCATCCACATAGTTGAGTTCAGTAGTGCTGAGGCTGGCACCGTCCAGCACCTCCAGCTCAGCCTCAGTGATGACTGCACTGCCAATAGTCACACCTGTGCAGGTGACTGTGGAGGAGCTGGTGATGGCCCCTGTGACAGCCAGTGTGCTGCCATCAAATGTGAGATTGGCCTCACCATCCAGCTCATCAGTCTGGGCTGCAATGGTGGTGAGTCTGTTGGCTGCTGCAGCGTTTATGGCCCTGACTGCATGGGCTGTGCTGAGTGCCTTCATGCTCCAGCCTCCAGTATCACACTGACATAGGTGCCCACTGTGGCGCTGGCCACATAGATGACGCTCACCCTGTTGCCACGTTTGGTGGGTGCGATGCTGAACTCCACAGTGCTGTCCTTGGTGACTGCAATGTGGTTGGCATGGATGGCGTCGGCTGCTGTGACAAATGCCACTTTGCCATCTGCACCCTCGAATCTCAGAGTCATTTTTGTGGCTGTCTCAGCATCAATGATGTTGAGCTGGTGGGCTTGGTTGGCAGTGCTGCCATCCAGCTGGAACCTTGTCACTGATGGCAGTGAGCTGTCTGATAGGTCAATCTCAGTCATGGCCATGGCTCTGGCCTCCTATGATGTAGTGGGTGCAGGGGTGGGTGCTGTTAGCGTAGCAGACTGGGGTGGGTTTGAAAAGCTCAGTCCTGTGGTGGTGGTGGGTGGTTTCGGCCTCCTGGCAGGTAAAGCTCAAGCGTCACCTGTCCAGCCATCCAGTCTACCTGACTGCCTACCACACGATACTTTTGATAGTCACTGTTCAGGTGGCCCATCACATTCGGTTTCGATATGGGGCTTTTCCATTCACCTGGTGTAGCCTCAAAGCTGTCACCCTCACCCTCCTCGTTCCAGTCTGGATAATATGGCCCTCGCATGTAGTGGCCCAGGTCATCTGTGGGGTTGGAGTAATCACGGGCCTGCAGGCTGTCCCACTCCACTGTCACATAATCACCCAGTGCCAGGCGAGCGTATGAGAGACCAGCCAGCACAACTGTCAACCGGCTGCCACCTCTGCCCACATAGAAAGCGTTAAAAATAGCACTGCGGAAAAACCGATAAAAACACTGTGCTGGGTTCTCACCCACTGCATATGTGCTGGTGTCCACCTTGAGCTGCTGGATGATGGGAGTGCTGGCCTTGAACCATCCACCATCTCCACTCAGATTAGGAGGCTGCCTGTCTTCCTCAGTTTGGTTTTCTTCAATGCCCCTGTAGACCCCTTTGATGTTTGAATCCACCATCGTCCACTTTGCTGATATGACTCTCTCCTGCTGGATGGTCCACTCAGGCACCTCCATGTCACCATCTGGGCCACCTATCATCAGCCCCACGCTGTACCCTCCCTGTCTGTAAATAGGGAACACACCAAAGCCTGCAAACACCTTGCCCAAATAGCTCAGTGCATTGCTGGTCTGGTTTTTTACCACATGCCTCAAGGGGCAATTCTGGCTGATGCTGAACGACAGAGTGTAGTGGTCCCACACTCCTCTCCAGCTCCTCTGCTTTGCTTTTATGTCAGGCCAGTCCAGATAGGGTGAAGCACCAGCTGTGGCGACAGAGCCAAAAATGCCAGGCACCATGTTGGGATGGTAGCCAGTCTGGTAAAAAGTGTTCACCAGCTCAGCCACTGGGTCACCAAAAATGTGACACAGCTGGGTCACCTCTGCAGTGGCACCCATCACTGTGGTGCCCTCCACAAATGGCTTGAATCCAAGAGTGCTGACAGCCATAGGATTTGAGATAGCTGTCACACCAGTGGTGCCAGTGGTCTGCAGAATTTGGCTGTATTGGAAGGTGCAATGAGTGTGACCTGCTGGCATGGCAGTGCCTTTGACTCTGACGAACATGGTGCCATCACCACCATAGGCTGTGTCTGTGTATATCTGGTCAGCTGCCACTGGTGTCCAGGCATTGTGCATTTTGTAGGTTTTGCCCCAGCTGTACTCATTCAGGGGCTTGGCAGCCTCATGTCCAGTGCCAGCTGGGAACACTATATTCTCCAAACTGCCACCACTTGTGACAATAGAATAAACGCTGCCATTTGTGTCACCAACACCTGCAAACCAAAAACCACGCACTGGGCCAGCCATGTCCACCCCTGCTGCCTGGGTCTGGTATGACTTGCTGGTGAGTATGTTGAGAACGTCAATCATGGAGACAGAGCAGGTAGCCCCTCCACTCCATGTGAGGTTTTCAAAGGTGCCAAGGAACACAGTGTTCCAGTCACTGCCATTGATGCTGCAGTCCACTCTGGAAAATGCACCTTTGTGGCAGTCCAGCAAATAGCCAGCTGCCTCATTGGTGAGAGTCACTGTGCAGGATGCCCTCTGTGTCTCCAGGGTCCTTGGCACCACAGAGTGTGAGCCAATGCTGATGCTGACAAAGCCATCACGCTGTCTGAGGTTGTCAGTGGGTAGGCCCTCAGCCAGCTCCTCTGGTTGTGAGGTGATGACTCTGATGGGCCTGGCACCGCTGCCAAACCCAGGCTTGTCATCCATCACCAAAGCATTGCCAACTATCAGCCTGAACTTTGGGTAGAGCTGGTCATCATCGATGGCAGACAAAAAGCTGGCAGACCATTGGCTCATTTGAGTAGGTCCTTGAGCATTGGCACATCAATGAGGTCCATGGTTCCTGTAGTCTTCACAGCTTTCCAATAGCCAGTGCCGTCACCATACGTATACCAGCCATTGTCTGGCCGGTCCTGTGGTACAACAACCAAGTCAGTGCCAGAACCTTGTGGGTCTGCCTGCTCTGGTGGGTTGGCCACTGGTGGCAGGTCTGGAGCCATCACGTCAAAAATATGGGACTGCAAAACCAGGTCGAAAGTGTAGGCAATTCGATGGTCATGGGCAATGATAGGGGTGCCCACTCCAGCTGCAGGCATGTAGAGCCTGGGCCAAAAGTCAGCCACTCTCACCATGGCCCCCACTGGGTAGTCCATCCTGAGCTGGCTGTTTGTCACAGCAGAGCTGCTGTGGTCAATCTTGACAGTGCAGCTGCCATCACTGGTGCCACTTGTGGCTGTGCAGGAGAATGTGGGGTGCATGTCTCTCTGGCTGCCTGGGCTGGTGGTTTCAAAAACAAGCTCATCACCATAGGGTGAGGAGGTAGATGCCACAGGCACAAAGCTGCTGCTGGTGTTTGGTGAGTAGTCATTGAACTGGTTAGGTCCTACGGTCACAGCAGCAGAGCCCTGCAGCCTTTTGAGCGTCATACCAGCACCCCAGGCCTTGGCATCATCATTGCCAAAAGCCACCCAGCCACCTCTCTCCAGGTGGTTGACCATGTTGGTGAGCTGCCTGAACATGTGCCTGTCTGTGAACCTCTCCAGCACTATCCTCACACGCTGTGAGGCCCTGAAGGATGTGCGCTGGTATCTGCCAGACAGGGTGATGGCATCACTGACCTGCCTGGTGGGTGTCACCTGCAGGTCACTCAGGTCCTCACCTAATGAGAGAAAACACTGGTTTGAATATTGGCTGTGTGGATACCATGTGAAAAAAGGGTGGCCCATATCATATCTCTGTGACTGGGCTCTGAGCGCCCAGCAGTGGTGATGTAGTTCTGCCCATGGAGCCCATATGCTGCTCCATGATTCTGGTGAGGGCTGGGATGGTGTCAGGGTCCACCACTGAGGTCTGAATGGTCAGGTTGGAGCTGCCACCTGCAAAGGCCTGCAGCCCTTGCTGAGCTGCACCAGTGCTGGCACCACTGGATGGCACCACCCTCTCACCCTGGTGAAGAACGTAGCTGCCTGTTTTCGGGATGTAGCCACCTGACTGCATAATACCCAAGCTAAAAACACTCCTGAAAAATGATTTGATGGCAGACCAAACTGCATGGAATGCACGCTTGGCCCCTTTGTAGATGCCCACAGGTATGTCACGCACAATGGCCACCACCAGCTTAGGTATCATTTTGAGGGTGCTGGCTATTAGTGCAGCAGGCAGCTCAGTCAGCAGCATGGGTATCAGCTCAGCCAGTATGTCTGGCAGGCCAACAATGATGGATTTGATGCCATCAATGACACCCTCCACAGCCTGCTTGACCACATCACCCATCATTTCACCTCTGTCTGTGTCTGCTGCTGCTGCCATCTCATCCTCCTGGGTCACCTGGCCAGCCTCAGCAATGTCCTCCTGGCCATATCCAGCTGCATCTATCTGCTCCTGGGTGGCTCCACCTGCAGCCATCTGGTCAGCCTTGCTCTGCATGCCCTCAGCTCTCTCAGCTGCAGCCTCCTGTGCTTTGCGGTCCACCTCTGCATCATAGGCAGCATCACCCTGCTGGCCCAAAGCCAGGGCACCACTCACCAGGCCACCAGCTGGCCCAGCTGCAGCAGCCAGGGCAGAGGCTCCACCAGATGCAATTACACCCATGGCACCCTCAGCTGCACCCAGTGCTCCACCTCCATCCTTGCCACCACCAGCTGTGAGGAAACTGCCCAGGCCCTTGAGCCCAGCACCCAGGTGCTCCTGCCAGCTCTCAGGGCTGGGTGGCTCCAGCCTGTGGATGGCTGCCTGTATCCGTTGCATTTGTATCTCAAAGCTACCAGCCATCTCCTGAAATCCAGCTGTGCCTGCTATGCCAGAGGCCTCAGCTGCTGTGGTGATGCTGTCCCATTGCTTGGCCAGCTCACCCTTGCGTGCCCTGAGCTTGTCAGCTGCACTGACTGGCTCCTCAAATGCAGCCACCAGACCGTCCACAGACTTGCTCAGTGCTTGCGTTTTGCTGTCTGCATCTGTCAGGGCCTTGGCATGCTCCTCAGCTGCTTTGGTGTTGTATGCCTGCAGCTCTGCATCTCTGGCAGTTGTGACCTGGCCTATGACCCCAGCAAGTCTGGCAGCTGCTGCCTCATCCTGGGCTGCAGCTGCATGGAGCTCCATCAGCTCAGCATTGAGCTGGTTGAGTCTGTCAGCTGGGGCCTGGCTCAGTTTGTTTGCCTGGTCCACCATTTTGCCCAGCTCGTCAACGTCTTTGGATTTGCCACCTCCACTGGTTTTTTTGGCTTTGTCAGCTGCAGCGTTGACTGCATCGAACTCAGCAATGATGGTGTTGGCATGCTTGGTGACACCATCATTGATGACACCTATCTGTCTGGCCAATGACTCCAGCGAACGGTCCTCTATGTCCAAAGCTGCCTTTGCCTCCTCCAAGGCCTTGCCAGCTTTGCCCACACCAGCACCACCCTTTTGATTGTTGAATTCCTCCCTGGCAGCTGTGACTGCAGCCTGGGCATCCTCGAACTTTTTGAGCTGAGCTGTCTGTTTTTCCATCAGTGGTGTCAGCACCTCTGTGGCTGCAGCATTGGCCATGGTGTGGGCCTCATACTCCTTCAGTTCTTTATTGGTGATTTTGCCCTCAGCTGCCATGAGCTTGACCTGGGCATTGGCTTTGCTCAGGTCCCAGCTGTTCATTGCCAGCTGCAATGCCTCAGCCTCCTCTCTAGTGCGCTCCATCTCCTCCTGGGCCTCTACCTGCTTTTGATTGTATTTTTCCCACACCTTGAATGCCACAGTCACTGCCAGGGTCAGGACAGCCAAGGGCCCAGCCAAGCCAGCCCCTGAGCGCCCTACCATCTCGACTGCACCAGCCATGTCACCAAGCACGCGCACTGCACCACCAGCTGCTGGGCTTATCTGGTCAAGACCACTGGCCAGGCCACCAGCTATGCTGCTGGTCTCACCCATGCCCTCCTCGAGCTGTCTGACAGACATGCTGGCTTTCTTGGCATCTGTGCCAGCTTTGCCAGCTGCTTTGCCTACTCCACTGAGCCCATCACCAGCCTCATCTGTGGCACCACCCAGCTTGCCCCAGGCTTTTTCGCTGGCTGCCAGCTCATCATTCAAACCGTCCAGCTTTTGCTCAGTCCTGGTGGCAGCTGCTCCCAGCTCATCCACATCAGAGCCTGCTTTTTTCGCAGCTACAGCCAGGGCCTCCACCTTTGCGCTGGCTTTGTCTCTGGCATCTATGACTAATCTCAGGACCTGGGTGCCCATGTCTCTCTCCTATTGCTGCAAAACCATGACTGGAAAAACTGGCATTCCCTCTGCATTGAGCCTCTTAGTTAGCACACCCACCATGGAGTCTGTGGCCTTGAGACAGCAGACTGCCAGGCCAAGCTCATAGGGTGACCACTCCATCACCTGGTGGGGTGCCAGACCATAGCGTCTGGCCAGACTGTCAAGCAGTAGAAGCATCTCTGGCTGGTCCTCGAAAGGACTGGAGCCGGGTAGCTGCGTTTCCTCCATCGGTTGAAAGTGACATGACCCCTGCAAATATCTCATTGTCCACATCAGCTGGCAGGCTGCCTATCCAGATGATGCCTTTGTCAGCATCCTCCTCACTCTGCTTGAGAGTGACCTGGCAGTCATCCCAGGTGCCACCATGACCTATGGCCACCAGGCCAGCTGCCACCACAGCATCCTTGAGAGCTGCCAGCTGTACCAGCTTTTTCTCATCTGCACGCTTGAGGGCTGCCATCATATCCATGCTGGGCCCAGCTCCATCTCCATCTGCATCTGGTGTGGCCATGCTGAGCCAGGCAAAGCCCACCCTGGCCAGGTCTGCTGAGCAGACGCGTCTGATTCTAAATTCAAAGCCACCAATGGTCAGCACATCTGTGCTGGCATCCTTGACTGCCTGGAGTATTTTGGACATGATTGCCCTCCTGTGTTGTTTGTCAGCTGTTAGCCATTGTGCACGTCTGTTCCGTTTTGGTTTTGCACGTCAATAGAGGCACCCAAAGCCAGTGCGCTGGTGCCATCTGCCTCACCCTTGAACACCACACTGGCAGTGACCAGGCCGGTCTCTGTGACCTCATCTGTGAAGCTCTCAATATATGCCTCATTCAACCCGAATTTGATGGTACGCAAACTGGCACCAGTGCCTCCTCTGGTGGCATTGCTGAACTCCACAAACAGGTCACCCTGGGTGTCAGCCAAAAAACTGGCATAGGTGGCATCATCGGTCTCAAATGTGACTGTGCAGCTGGCTGTCCGATAGTCAGAGCTGACTGGCTTTTTGGTCAGGGTTGAGCCCAGCCTCATACGCTCAGCCAGTCCGTTCTCAATCTTGAATTCGAAATCTATCAGCTCAATGTTTTGGCTGTTCCAGTCAAGGCCCACACTGGTCAGGTCATTGTGCAGGATTAGCTCCTCATATGTGGGGTCTGCATAGCTGAGGCCTGGGCTGCTCTTACGGGCCTGCCCTGTCTCTGCAATCATCTCCAGGCTGAGGCTCATTGACTCACCAGAGGCCACAGAGAATGTGCCCACATTCATGACCACCCCCTCAAACAGCTCATAGTTGTCATCAGTACCACGCTGCAGTGCCAAGCTGGTGCCTATGTCTGGCACATCACCCAGATAATATGAGTGTGTGTTCGGTGTCCCAGATGCAGTGCTGCCTGTGCCCATTAGACGCCGAATGAAATATCCTATGTTGTCATAGGTAGCCTCCAGCTCAAGGGTGCCTGTACAGGTTTCCTTGGCAATGAAATGGCCTTTGCGTAGACCGTTTACACCAGCCACCTGGAGGTTTGGCCGGGGTACTTTCTCAAGTGCTCTGAGCATGCTGCAGCTGATGATGGGGCGCTTGACAGTGTAGGTCTCATCAGCTGTGCCATATGCTGTGTCCTCCTCTGCTACAGCGCAAAACGCATTCCGTCCGAAATATGATGAGGTGGCCATGGGTATCTCCTGATTAGGGGGGTGGGGTGGGGGTGATGCCTCAGCTGCTATCTGCTGCCAGGTCCTGAACTCTCAATGTAGCACGCTGGTCAAATACGCGAGTGCCACCAGCTCCATCATCTGTGCCCACCAAAAGGGTGACCAGGTAGGTGGCTCCAGATGACCCAGCAGTCAGCTCATGCTGCACTGTGTGGAAGTTGGAAAAAGTGATGGCAGCTGGGGTGGTCATTAAGGCTGTCCGGTCAATGATGTTGTTGCCATCTACTTGGCCCACTGTCACTCTCACCCAGGCTATCTCCTCCAGCAGACGCGAGTCTTCCACAGGTCTGTCGCGGTACAGCATCAGCCTGCTCAGGTCCCACCAGCATCTGGTGGTCTCAGTGCTCTGCTTGACAATCACATTGCCTGGCACTGTCTGGCTTTTGCTTTGGGATTTTCCTATCAGCTTTGGTGAGTTTCCAGAGCCAGGCAGTGCCAGCTCCACACCCACAGTCACTGCATTGCTCAGGCTTACATTTGCTGCAGCTCCATCAGCT